TTGCTTCAAAAGCACGGTTCAGTGCATCTATCTCTGCCTGTGCAGCCTTTGTCTTATCTGCTTGTATCTGTTCAGCTGTTTGTGCTGTGACTGGTTGTGCAAGAGTTGCCTCTGCTTGAGTAACAGTACGTGGCACACGTGGTGTTTGACCAGCTACGGGATTACCGAATATATCAAAACCTTCCTGTCCTTGACGAGCTACTCGTGCTTGTGTTTCTTCAACTGTCGGTAACGGTTTTGTTGGTGATGGTGTACCTCCAAAAGCCTCACGCACTTGTCGTAATGATTCTTCTTGAGCTGGATTAGATGCTTGAAAAGCACTCTCTACTCCTTTTATTGATTGTTGTTGTAATGGTGTAGGCATATTGATTATTTATTCATTCTTAGCGTCTACCCAAATTTCAGCCCGACCGAACGTAACGCTGTCAGAGGGTTGCATTTGACTCCACTTGAAATCAAGTCTGAAATCTTGTGCAGATGTACTATCTATTGCACTTGTTGATGTTGTATAAACCCTAGCTGTACTTGTAGCGGATTGTGTAAATTCTGCCGAATCCTTTGTTACAAATAGATTTAATACTGTTTCTTGTGCAGATGTGCCGTTGGCATATATGTCTATATCTAAGTACCCCTCCATATTTGTTAGATTAGTTCCCTCCTTATTCTCATCAGTTAGGTAATACAATATAGCTGGTTCAGAGCCGTAGAACACACCGAAAGAGGCTTTAGATGTGCCGTTTCCTATATCGAAGTCATCAATCCATATTCTTGTGCGTACAACATTATCAGTTCCAAGCCAATTAGCAGGAATTGTGAAACTAACAATAGTAGATGTTGCCGTATTGTTTCCTACCGTAATATTATCTGTCGTTGAAGTAGCAAGACGGTTTACAGACCCCCATGTCAAATTACCGCTTGTGTTAGATGTTAATACTTGTTGCGTCTGTGTAGCTAATGCACTAGGCAAGAAATAATCTATCGCATTAAGAGTTAATCCTCCATTGAATGTCGTTGTCCCTGTTGTGAATGTAAAATCCTCACTCAAATCTAGCCACAACTGACTCAACTTTCCATTGTTCTTTGATACTGGTATATACAACCCTGCCTGACTCGTTCCGTCTGGTGTTGATGTTGCATACTTGCTTTGCAATACATATGGTGCGTTAGGTAAACCATCCGTACTTGATGCCATCTGTATCTGAGTAGCAAGCCACACACCTCCGAAGTTGTTTTCAGTTGAGGTAGCTACACCAGCGAAAGCAAGAGCGTCTGCATACGTCTTATCAATAATCTGTGTTCCTGATGTGAATGTAGGGTGTGATGTGTATGAAAGGATATTCTCGAATGTTTCCTCTCCGTTGTTCTGTGCTTTCAAAATCTGAATGATAGGAAAGTCTGTTATCTTTACATTTGCACCTCGTCTGTGACTAAACTGTAAAGCAGCAACTGTGGTTGTACCTGTTGCTTGACTAATTCCACGAGAAAGAGAAGAAACTGTCGTACCTGACACTGTTCCACAAATAGTTTCAGCGTTAGCATTTCCTTCGTCAACTGTAAAACAGTTGTACCCTGAAAGTGACCCCCCACCCCGAATTGAGTTAGAGGTCAATGTCATTGTTGTTGCACTTGAGGTGATAGGTGACTGCAGTGAGGTTTCAAAAACAGCAACTGCTTGTGGCAACTCAGCCCCAACATTTAGGTCAACTGTTTCAGTAATGAACAAAGAGAGTGTCCCTAGTGTTGCGAGTACCGATATTACAAAGATTCGAATTGATTTCATTGTTTTATTTTATAAAAGGCTAATAGTTTAGTGGCGTTATGTTGTACGTGTCGGCAAGTTCTTACGCCCCTTGTTTCTTATGTCCTTGAAAGTAAGACTATTTACTTGTACAAAACCTATACCAACAGCTTCGATTTTAACTCGTGCGTAAATGAACTTATCGCTATTGATAGGGAAATCAATCTCAAAAGGACTTGCTTCGCTACTACCTCCACCCCCAATAACCTTAGAGCCAATCGTGGGGCTACCGATAGAAGTTTTTTGCGAGATACTCACATATGACCCATTCCCCTCAATAGTCTGAACAAGACTGAAATCTCCTTGGTCATAGGCTATTGAAATCTTGAGGTCTTGGTCTGGTTGGATAAGTCCATCTACAACCATACGTCGACAATTCTTAATATTATCTGTACCAAGATTGAGGTCACTTGAAGTCCAATAATTAGGAATAAGGTCTCCATCATCATCAAAACCAGAGAACAAGGTATATACATTATTTGAGATACTATCTCCTGCCAAAAGAGTACCGTTATATTCTCCAAGCACAGATGCGTAATAATCGAGTTTATCCCATGCTCCCGATACAACATTTCTTACAAACATGACTGAATTAAACTCATTGGCAACAGAGTTTACCTTTTCTTGCACACAGAAAATCTCATAATCCCCCCATCGGAAAGCCACACAATAATCAAATGAGTATGGTGTCAAATCGAGTAAGTCTGAAATAGACTGTGGTTCAATTGTTGCAATATTTGTACCAGAAAGTACCTGCATACGTCTGAACTTCGGTTCATTCGCACGTGATAAGTCAACAAAGATAATTCCGTCTGGTACTTGGTATGCACCTCGATGGTAGGGGATACCAACATTACGGTAGGGGAGATTGGTGCTATTCGTATCATCAAGAGATGATGTGAATTGCCATGTTTTCAGTAGGTGGAAACAATACTCGATTGTATTTATATTGAAAATAGCCTGTATATTCCCTGCGCCGTCATCTTGACGGAAAGACTTACCTTGACCATTAGCTCCACCTGTAAAATCAAGCACGCCTGTGCTCTTTGCACTCTCCCAGTAGTAGTCAATGGTGATCGCTTGAGAATTAGCTGGTGCAGTAGCAAATGTTACTGATATAGCCCCAGTTGCATAATTCACTGTACCTGTACCTCCTAAATCTCCCACCATGTTTCCGTTTCTATCATCAAGGAATGTCTCTGTACCATCAGTTACCTTTGGATACATAAGTGTTCTATCATTTACAACCGCCGCAAGAGAAGAAACAGAAAAAGTAACCTCAGTACCATCTCCTGTACCAAATGCCTCTCCTGTTACTTGCGTGTAGCTAGATAACTGTGCTTTATCAATATATGAAAGATACAACCCTGTCTTGTCCTCATTTCCTGCGGCTGTACCATTTCGTTGTCCTGCAAAAGCACGGTTCTGACCAAAATGAAATACCTTAAACCGATAATCATTCACAAGCTGGTCTACAACACTATCAGGGTTAGCCACTGGTACTTTGTAAATACCTGAGTTCTCAGAACCCATATATACAAAAGACCCTGCAAGAGCTTGATACGGTCGTATCCATACATCCTCACCACTAGCACCAGATGGTAGTGTATTTGTACCTATCTCAATAGTATCCTCTGTTGTTGCGTCATAATACTTGAGTTTTCTATCATAAGAAAAAAACGGTACTTCCACCCCGTCATATCGTATACCAACACCAAGTCCTGTTATCTTTCCATTCCCTGTAACTTCGGTACTCCCAAGGCGAGCATATCCACGTCGTAATTCGATATGGTCTTTAAACCTACCCGTAATCCAGTTTTTAGAATCGGGGCTTGTACCTTTTTTTAGGGTCTTAATGTCCTTAACAGATGTCGTCAAACCCTCAAATGTATCGATTATATAATCTTGCATGTTTAGTAATTATCATTGTACCTATCAATCGCCCCTGTACGAGGGTAAGCATATAAATCACTTGGGTCGTTTGTCGCAAGTGAATCCTGTTGCTTTGCGTTATCCCATTCCTCCATTGCTTCTTTTATTGCAGTAAAGGTTGCTTGATTTGTAGGAAGCATTTGTCGGTTGATACTATCGTAGTCAACACCTCCCTTATATATACCAATAGCGTAATACCCCAATACTGGTAAGAATCGAGATGGAAATGGTGACCACACTGCGCTTTCACTTGTTAAATCCACAGCTGACGATGTTGATACGTATGAAATGTAGAGAGTCCCATTAAAAGGTACTGTCCCGTTTAGATAGAGATTCTTTGAGTTCTCATCATAACAAGCTGTATTTGAAACATCTTTATACTCTAACTGTCGGTCAAATGGTACAAGACGGTAATATTCGATTCGATTATCTCCATCGAAAAGCCGTATAGGCGTATCGCTATAAAATCGTGAGAAGTCTGTGATAGTAGATAAGTCAACCGCTGTTGTGTAGGTACTCGCTGTTGTTACAGACTTTGAAGTATCTACTTTACGCAAAACAGCCCACGGTCGTTCTTCTTCAAGAATAGCTCGTGCATTATCCACTAAAACATCCAACAATGTTGGGTCGATAGTAGCTTCACCATTAAGCGAAGTGATAAACGTGGTCAATTCTGCTCCTGTTGTTATCATCGTGCTAGTTGGTTAATGTTAAAAGCTGGCTCTTGTTTTTTCTCTTGCTGTGGTGGGTTCAACTGCATAGGTACACTGAAACTTGCACCTTTCATAGCGTTCGGTGTTGCTTCGGTGACTGCTTCAACAACAGCAGTCTTCATATTTGTATTAAATGTGTCTCCTACATCAGTAATTGTTGTAAGTAATTCAGCTCTGGTCTGCTCTAGTTCCAATAGAAACTCGTTAAGTTTGCTATCAAAGACAACACCTAAAGCCTCTATGTCTGTTGGTGGGGTAACTTCTTTATCTTCAACAGCTTGTATAACATCATTCAAGCGTGCCAACACAGGGGATAGTGTAACTGGTTCTTTAGGTAGTTGCTCAACAGCATTTCTTAATCGCTGCACTTCTGTAATAAGCTCATCTACGCGAGGGTCGTCATCTTCCTCCATTTCTGGTTCAACCTCTTTTTCTGGTTTAACCTCTATCTTTGCAATTTCTTCGGATATAATACGGCGTACAGTACGTGCGTCTACACCTCCACCTCCTCCTACTTTTTGAGAACCTAATACTCGCTCTTGAATGAGATACGTGTTTTCTTCATCTCCATAATTCTCACTCTTAGTCGTATACCCTGAATCTGTATACACAGAGGTGACAATCGATATATAAAAACCTTGACCAGATGGGTCTGCTGGAACGTGCCAATTCTTTTTAAAGCGTTGGCTTCCTTTATCTTCCAAATCAAGGTTAGTTATAACTGTGTCAGTGTACGCATTTCGAACAACCGCCCGTACATAATAAGTAGCAGTATCAGTATGGTTTGCTATTTGTCTTACAACGACAAACGTCGCCTGTGGCTGGAGGACTAATGACATAATATTGTTTTATCATTTAATAAATAACTCATGGAAGATTTGTAACCAAAAGTATCGGTCTTTTTGTGGCAATCTACACATAAAGTCCTGCCGTTATCTATATCCCACAATTCCCTACAAGCACCAGCTTCTTTAATTGAAGATACTTTGGATTGTCTTACCATCTTACTAAACGGTTTGATATGGTCAGCATTTAATGCAACGCCTACCAACTTACACTCCTGACAAGTATAATTATCTCTTTCGTAAACAGATTTTCTCCATTCATTGTATTTCATCATAGTCCGTATACTTCTAACCAGTGGTGTTATACCACCTTTCCATGCTGAATTGTTCTCACCACTTCTAAAAATATTAGAACAAGAACGGCATCTCTTTTGCTTATAACCAACTAAGGTAACTTTACAATCTAGACATTCTGGTTTCCCGCCTTGCCAATTTTTACCATTCTCTCCAATTTTACTTTTGGCTAAACAAGACTGACTACAAAACTTCGCCTTTATTCTATGTGGCAATACTTCAAAAGGTTTGTCGCAATTCTGACAATTTTTAGTAGTCCTCTTAGAAACAGTCGCTCCTTTTTTGGCGAAATCTGCACACTGACGGTTACAAAACACCCTTTTACTCCACAGCTTAAATCCCAACCTTTTGGGTCTTGTGAAGACTGTATTACATTTTAAGCAAGTTTTGCTGACCATTTTACGTTATTGGTTACGCTGTTGGTGACCATACGAATGTTACGTTGGTCTGGTTTGTTAAGTCTGCGGTTATACCGTCATTAAAGACAGCCCCGATTTCTACACATCCTCCTGTTGAAGTCATAAGTGTACTTCCTGTAAGTAAAATCTTTACGTTTCCGTCACCGTCTGATGCTGAATCTGAAATCTCGATTGTCCCAGTTGATACATCAGCTCCGATAATTATTCGCTCAAGAGTGGCTTTACCAGTAGCCACAATTACGTCTGCTGCTGCAGCTGCTTGATATGTCTGGTAATTAGTATTTGGTTGCATATATATATTTTAATTATTTTTAATATCCTAATCCCAATCCCCGTAAAGGGATTGAGTTAAGATACTAAAGCGTTGAACACGTTCCGTATGACCAGTAAGCAATACCAGGTGTGGTAGTTGCTGAAAGTCGTACGGCAGTATCTGTTGAAGTAGCGTATGTATCAATACATCCGACTTCGATACTTGAAGTAGCTGTATTTGAAGTAGTGATTGTTACATCAGCTCCAAATGTACTTGCTCCTGTTGTTGTCAATGTAGATGTTGTAATTGGTGCGTCAACGTTTCCGCTTCCGTCAATTACAGTAGTCCCATCAACTGAGATTCCTTCTGCAAAGTCCACTTCAACATTGTTGTAGCGTCCTCCTACATTAGACTCACTTGAACCGAATACACCTGAAAGTAATACACCAACTACTACTCCAGCTATTACAAGTCCAATTGTTTTAATTGTATTGCTCATAGTAGTTAATAGTTAGTTATTACTTAGATAGTGTAGCTGCTCCTGAGAATGTTGTTGAATCTACTGCAAGGTCAACGATTTGTGGAGCTTGGTCTGTGAAGACCTTAATTCCGTATGCTGTCCATGCAATGTAATCTCGTCCAATCTTCCCTGAAACAAAGTTCTCTTCAAGAGATGGATTCTTTTGGATAACAAGTGACACAGACTTTGAAAGTCCAAAGATATTGTGCAATTGTTCTTTTCCAACTGTCCATACATCGGCTGCAGCAGTAAATGTCTCTGATACTGGTACAGTTCCCCATCCTGAAGCAACAAATGTTACAGAAGTTGTAGCGTCTGTCGCTGTGATGTTCTTCAAAAGAGCTTGCTCTGCTGTTGTTGCAGATGAAATACCTGCGTTTGTAGCTTCTGCAACTGATGTGCCTGGGGCATTGATAAATGCCACAAGTGAGTCAACGGTTGCTGCTGCAGTAGCACAAATGTGGATTTCTGTTTCTCCTGAAGCTGCGGTGAGAGTATCCTTGAATGTGATAGTAACTCCATTGATTACAACAGTGTCCCCATCGGTTGGGTTTGTTGCAATAGCAAGTGTTCCAGTCCAAGGAAGTGCGTTAGAAACGAACAACTCAAATCCCATGAAATACCCTGCGTATCCGTTACGTGATACTTGATCTCCCAAAAGAGTATCTTTACCACCTAGGTAAAGCTCAATGTAAGATAGGATTTCTGGTGAGATAGCTGCTGCTGGCATACCCTCTGGTACTTCCAACTTCATTCCTGCTGAACTCTTAAATCGCTTGTTGTACACAACATTCTTCAATCGTAGTTTCTGCATTGCAGTAGTAAATACTGTTGCAACGTTTGAAGCTGTAACGGTAAAACCGTTTCCTGCTGTTCCTGCGAAGTCACCGTCATCAAGAGTTGTTCCTGCACCTTGGTAGATAGCAAGGAGTACATCTCCATCAATTTGATTTACAAGTGCGTTTCCAAGTTTTCGTCCATACTTCTGCTTTAGCGGAAGATGAGCTTGCAACTCGTCGAGCTTCTTAATGTAAATTGACGCTTCTTTTTCTTTGTTAATTGTCAATGTCTCCTGTGTGTCTGTAATCGCTTGGGTTGAGTAACTTCCGTCACCTCCCATGTCGTTTACAACTACGTCAGAAGCATATGAACGTGCGATAGTCTGTCCCTTTGTAAGTGATGACTCAAGTCGTGAATCAGCAAATACTTGGTACACAGGCTCTCGGTAGTGTGACATTTGGTATTCTGCCATAAAGACAGTCTTAAATGTCATTGTGTTTGGGTTCACTCCCATAGTATTTATGTATTTTTAATCAAGATAGATTAAAGCATTATTTTCCCTCCCTTTCCGTCATCGATGAGGTCTTCGGAGCTGGTGAGCTTAGCATACTCTTTCTGCCATTGTTCTGCGTCTTTTGCAGATAGTTTTGAAAGGTCTGCGTTTGGGTCAAAGGTGAATGTATCTTCATTCACATCTACTCGCTCTTTAGTTTCCATCCCTCGTTTCTTTGGGGACACTAAAGCGGATATTTGCTCTTTGTTCTTAAATACAACGTAATCAAGTGACTTATCGTGAAAATCTTTTGTATGAGATATTTCATCAATCTTGTCCTCAATCGCTTGCATTTCTTCACGTGAAGCATTAGGAAAGTCTTTTTCAAGCTGTGGGCGTAACTCCTTGAGTTCATTAGCAAACGCTTGTTTTTCTTGCAATTCGCTATTGTTTTTCTGCCATTCCTTAAAAGCCTCTAAATCTTCCTTAATAGAAGAATCTGTGTTAGGGGTAGCATCCTTTAGAAACAATGCCTTCATCTTTCTTAGAGCTTCTGCATCTGCACCAATTTCTTTTGCAAACGCTTCTATCTCGTCAGTAGACTCTGTTTTTGTTTCCTCGGTTTTACCCTCTAACTTAGCTTTAAGCTCAGCATTTTCTCGTTCAATACGCTCACGTTCTTCTCTCTCTGCTCGTAGTTCAGATTTCTTGTCTTTGTACTCGTCATAGATAGAACGCTTGTGCTTTTCTCCTTTCTTGTCTGATAATTTTGTGTCTTCTTCGTTATCTTCAGATTCCTCCTCCTCTGTTTCTTCTTCAGTGGATTTATCTTCAATAACCTCCTCAGTATCAGATTCAATTTCAATGCCATCTGCTTTTAATTGCTCTTGATACTCTTTTGTTTCGTCGTCCATATAAAAATATGTTAGAGATAAGTTTTGTCGCGGTTCTTATAACCTGTCTACTGTAAAATCCCGTAGAACGGAAAGATGAGTTTAGAGACATCATCTTGGTCAAACACTTACTTTATCTCCCCATCAAACTTTGATGCAAAAGACTCAGCAAGTTTTTTGTAGTCATTTCCATGAATCTCTTTTGAGTATTCACGAGAAGTACCACCATAGAACACAGTAACTGTGCCTTTGCTAGACTCAACTGTTTCTTCAACAACTTCCTCTACTTTTTTCTTTCTTGGCATAATTGCTTATTTAGAAACTTATAATTATCTTAAATGTAATACACTTGTGTCTCTTTGTGGCGTTATACTCTATTCAAACCGTTCTCTATCTCCTTATCAAGATTCTCTAACTCCTTCTGTGGGTCTGCACTTGCAAGATTAAGTATCCAGTCCATAGCGTCTTGCTTTGCAAACAGGCTCGCTCGCTGTTCGTTGCTTAGTTCTCTATCATTTGCTAAACGTAATGCAATCTCCAATCGCCCCTCTTTCGCCTGTTTTACAACAGCTTGTGTTAGTGCGTGCTGTTGCCATTCTAATAGATTCTCATTCTCTCGATACCGACTTTCTAATTCATTCAAATCTCTCAGATTATCCTCGTAATCTTCCGAGTCAACGTCTTCTGCAAGAAATATTTCTCTAAGTTTCTCTATATTATCCATATTAAGCTCCTATTTTACTTGCTTCTATCGCCTTTGATACCCCACCAGGTATACCAGGGTTTTCAGCTTGTGATGGTGGTGGTGTATTCAATCCTATCTGTTGCATTTGCCCTTGTTGCATCTCGTTTGCTTCTTCAGTAGCCTTTCGTTCCATGTTAGAAGCTACAATCTCTTTATGTGCTAGAGCATACTCAAGCAAAGCTTCATGTTTTTGTGTACCGAGAGCAGTTCGATTGTCTGTTGCGTAATCAACAATCTTTTGCATAAATGCAGTTGTTGCTCCATACCACAACTCTGGTTTTCGTCCTCGTAGTACATCTTGAATACCCACAGACGCATGTGCAAGAGACTTCTTATCCGCATATGTCTTTGTATCCATAAACTCTGCTACTTCCTCATCCGAATACCCTGCAATCTTTAATATTTCCTCATCTCGTTTCTTCGAGTTTATATTTGTACTCACTGCAAGCAACTCTAGGGCTTTGATTCGCTTCTCTGACTTCATCTCATCATCAATCGCCTGCTTATCAGTTGAAACAATAACAATATCCACATCTTTTGTTGTACTCAAATCAAGACGTGTAATATCTCCCCATTCAACACCTCGCTCACCAAGAAGACGTACTGCCATCTTTGCTGGCATGTGGTCTTTCAGTCCGTAGATGTATGCTTTCCCAAGCCCAGCCATCATCTCTTGGAAAGGTTGTGATGCCCACCCAATTCGCTTTGAAATAAAACGTTGCTCTGCAAACGTAACTGATGCTTTCTTTGAAACCTCTTGCACTGCTCCTTGAGCTAAATCATTAGCTCCAGTATTACGTCCAAGAGAACCAGTAATCCAATCAATAAGATTTACTGTACCTGCCAACTCGGCTGTCTTAAACTCAAAGATACCTTCAGCAATACGCTTTGCTCCTCCTTTTGTATCCGCTGGTACAAGAGCATCAGGACGGTGCATAGACTCGTCGAGCTTTCGTACATCTTTGAACATGTCTTTGTCATACGCTCGTGCTCCAAAGTTACGTTTCTCACGATTCGTAAGCTCTTGGTTAAACATAGCAACAATAGCGTCTGCACTAGGGTACAAATCGTCTGCAAAAGACTTAGACAAGAAGTTCTCATCGTCTTCGTGTGTTGCGTATGTATGCCACGGGTATAGTCCCGATGAATCAATATCTTTCCACTTTTCAAAACGAATCCATGTCTGGCTCCACGGATGAAATACCAACAAGTACCGTTCCCCATCTATATTCAAAATCCATTGAGCAAGTTTATATACAGGCTCCCCAACATAACTATTATTGTCTGGATCAAGACCGAGTGGCTTAAATCGTGATAACTTCTCCTCATAATTACTACCTTCTGGGAGATAATCAGTCTCGCCAGCAGTATTGATCATTCGGTTGACCTGTTCTTTATTATAAATACCTGCTTTTACTCCTTTCTTCAAAGCACTTTCTGTCTTCTCAATGTCCTCTTCACCAACAAATAAATGCTTCTCAAGGTCTTTTCCTCCTCGTGGTTGGAAGTGAAAGTTCTTTAGATTCACTACTTCAATATTAGAGCTATACTCTGGGTCACTTGCAACTGTGTACTTCAAAATACCACGCCCTGTCATTATTGCGTGCTTACGTGCCATACGGAGCTTACTCTCCCACTTACTATTCTGTGCAGTATCGAGTGTCTCCATTTGGAAAGCAGCGTTTATCTTTTCTGCTTTGAAATAGTCAGATGGGTCTCCCTCCTTAAACTCAAGACGAATAGGCTCATCGTATTCTGAGTTGAGTGTGTCAATCATTCCAGGGAATACTGGAATTGCTACATTAAATAATTGTCGAAACTTTTTAGGAGTCTTACCATCGTACAAAGATTGATACTTTGCAATTCGAGCCATGCGTGGCTTCTTAAACTCCGTTGATGCAATAAGTTGCCGAGTAGCAATTCTCACTGCTTTCTCAGCCAAGATTTCTTTATCTGTTTTTATAACAGAGTCACCTTCTTTTAGTTCTTCCATATTACCCGTAATATACGAAAGTGCTAGTTGTTCGTGGCGTTTCTATATATTTTCATCATACATCGCTTACATCGACCCCGAGCGTGATGATTGATTATTAAAAAAGGAATACTGCAATCCCTACATCTTCCGCTCGAATCTGGTTTTAATGATGATGCAGAATAGCCACATTGATTACAAGGGAAATGCTGAAGTATCTGTTCTTTCGCATTAGATTCTCGAATGAGGGGTATGTTGTAAAACTCCTCGCACCTACTACATCTTCTTTTTATAAACTTACTCATCATGTAATGGAGATTGATATGGTGGCTGTTCAAAAACTGGTTCGCATAAGTTAGGACATTGCAACCCCGTCTGCTCATTCTCAATACAATCTTCGTCCTTAAAAAGCTTCTTGCATATAGGACATCGGTGCATGTTATCTCTCGGTGTCATATTAGTTATCAATTAGCGGTACTTCATAATCTGGTTGTGTATACGTTTCAGTCGCTTCTTCCTTTACAGCGTGGTTTCGCATCTGCCAAGCGATGGCGCAAGAAATGAGCAAATCAAAGTGACGAGTTGTTAAGCGTGGGTCATCGTCCGTATCCATAAGGTCATCACGAGTGTATGATTCAATCTCCATTTTCAAATCTTCATCAGTAACTTCAAGGTGTCCATCAGCAATCGCTCCTTTCAAATCCATGAGCATCATTGGTTTTGTCATCCTATTCGTGTTCCACCCAAGAGTCTTTGTTCGTGGGTCAAGTCCCACTCTCGTTTCTTTCTGCTCGGTAAAATAGATGTTGTCGTATATCTGTTTTAATCGACCGATACACATATCAAACTTATTATTCTCAGGTGCAACGATACATGCTCCAAACCTATTACCTTGACTCGCTATTTCATCTCCAAACGTGTCAGGCTTAATCGTATTGCTATTAAACGTTGCCACTACTCGGTTTGGTGTTGTACTAAAATCTATAAACACAGATGTTGAGCTATCAAGACCGACGCCCCCTGCAACATCCATACCACCACCGTATCTATGGCTTGCATCGTATGGATAAAATATCTTAAATCCTGCTATTTCCTTGACAGGCTGTCTTGTCTTCTGCGCTTTGATTGACTCACGGTCAAAGAATATATCGAGTCCAGCCGATGGCTCGCATAGATATTCTCCCTCAAAGTCATCGGTGTCCTTTTCCAATAAGTTAATGTCCTCGATACTAAAGTAATCCCACATAGGTACACCATTAAATCGTATTGGTACAATCAAAACTTTGGTGTTCGGATTATTCTTTTTAAGGACGAGCTTATGGACATTTCCTCTCTCGGACACATAGTTGCACGTATATACAGCCCCTCCTGTCTTTGCCAATCCAGTCTTTGCTTCCTCCATGTTGTCCCATATGGTCTTTGTTTCAATAGCTGAACGTAACGTCTTTCGTGTCTCGAAGTCATCAAACCAAATAAAGTCTGGACGAGCATCCTCTTGAATCTGTCCACGTTGGTCAGTACCCACTGTACCTGCACGCATCTTTATACCAGTGAAAGTTGTGAACGAGTCCATACGCTCTTCTTTCTTAAAGTCTGTCTTTTGGAATATCTCAGGATAGTATCCTTGTATCGTTATCAAGAGATTGTATATGTCCGTTACAATCTGTTTAGCATTCACAATGTCCTTTGTAAGTACCTTATAATACTTGCGTGTATTTTCTAAATCATTCGCAATACAAAAAGCCACAAACAGTTTTGTTCGAGTGGTTTTCGCACCCCCTCTGAATACAATATTCACAAAAAACTTGAGCGTGCCTCGATACACTTGATAGTTGTAGGTATCAATGTCCTTATGGAAAGGAGCATCGCTATGCTTGAAAAACTTAGGATAGAAATACCTACCCCATATATTAAACTTGAGTAACACTTCCTCTTGCGTGTCCGTACTGTCAAATGAAAATAATGCTCGTAGCTCTTGCTTATTCCCCCTGTTGATTATCTCCTCTAAGGAAGTTCCCGACTGCTTTTTTGCTTGCTTCTTTTTGGTCATCGCTAAATAAAGATTCGCCATCCTTCCCTGTTTGCTCTATTCCCTCTCGGTAACCATGTTTTGTTAGAAGAACTTTTGCAATCGTAGGATTGTAGTCACCAGAGAGTCCTTTGTTAAGCAGTGCGTTAGCTTGTTTCGCCCTCAAATCGTCAATAACGTCGGAAAATCTAGGGTGGATTTTGCACCATTCATAAATAGTATCCTTGTTAATTTTTAGAAACAGAGCCAATCCTTCGATTGTGGGAATGTTCACCTTGAGTTTTGTTTTGTACAACTCTGTACCTTTCGCACTGATACCTGTTACCTCCTGTATTTCCTCATCATGGCAAGACTCGAGATACTCAATACTTTTATTGATTAAGTCCTCTGAATAACTTGTTGGTCTACCTGCTGTCATAAGACTATTCTAGTTCCTTTAACTCCTCATTGTACACTTCAATCTCTCCCATTTGATTTGTTATCTCTGCTCGTGTTGTTGTCATACTAATCTCTGCTTGAGTAACCACTTGTGTAAGTGTCTTCTTTCGTTCCTCTAATTCTTTCTTATGATCATAGACCTCCTTTGATTGCTTCTTATTACCTGAAGCCTTTGCACTTTCTTCAGCGTTAGAAAGTTTTTCAATAATCTCATTCAATTGGTTCACCGCTCCATTCGCTTTATTCATCTGAACCTTTAAGTCATGCTCTAACTTCTGAACCTTTAGCTCATGGTCTAGTTTCTTTTCTAGTATAAAAATACGCTTCTGTTCTTTAGTTGGTGGTAAACCATCTTGAAATGGTACAACAACTTTACCCTCTGAAACCATGATAGTAGCTCCTTCTGCGATAGTATGAGTCTTTAGCAACTCATTCATACCCTTATCGTCTGACATTAAAAATGATTTAACCTGTAACATTGTTTTTTATATTACTTATTAAAAATAACTTCTTTGAGATTTTCTATCTCATCACTTATAAAATCTAATCCAATTCTACCGCAACATAACTATATTTTCGCTTACTCTTATTGGGGATAACTGTTATCTGTGCAACATTCGTTATCGTATCCTTATTCAACAATTTCAGTCGAACCATCCCTTGTATC